CATTAGTCAATGTATTTTGAAATGTACCACCGTTGGCTAAATGTATTTCTCTACCATAAGATTTTCCTTCATCCCAATCAAAATCATATACTACTTCTGATTGATATCTTTTCTGATGTAAATGTCCACATAGATATACGTCAGCGTTCCAGTTTTTCTTCATGTCTCTAAACATATTTTCTGGAGCACCACCACCTGAACCATGCATGATTGCTATAGACCATTCACTTAAAATTTCTTTACCATATGTGACTTGTAATCCTATGTGTGCTCTACTCCCTAAGAAATCAAGACCGTTTGGTAAACAGAAATGATTTTCTATATATGGTCTTGTTAATTCTCTAACTTTATACTCATGATTACCATGTAATAATCCCCACACTTTTTCATTAGATGTCTTTGGGTACACTCCACTTTTTGTTTTGTGTTGTATGTCAAATAAATCTTGATGTAATTCTTGCCATAATTTTCTTTGATTATCTATGTCTCTTTCGGTGACAGAATCTGGATTAAATCTTTTATCATAAATATTAATTGCATCTAACTGATCACCACCAAATATGGTAAATCTATTTGGTTCTTCAGAAATTCTTTTCACTGCCTTTCTTATCATATCTAAGTCAGTTCCTCTATGACCTACATGCTCATCAAACAATCCTTCCAAATGTAATAAATCATCTTTTCTTAGATTAAGTTTTTTTAAATCAATAGTAATTCTTTTACTGTGCATTATAAGTTAATACCTATAGCCCTATATTAATCTTCCGAATTTTTATAATGAAGATGAAAATGAGGATCGCTTTTCCAATTCAATAGGGTTGTTTGACTTAAATTAGAATGCATCATTTTATAATCTAAATCAGTTAACCTCTCATTGAATTTATGGTATGCTTGTTTATGAAGTTCAAGCTCTTTCGGACTACGACATAATCCAAAACTTGAATCCTTACAAAGGTTACATAAAATACATTTTAATTTAGAAAACATTTTTTCTGGAGGTTTATTACACCACTTACCATCAGCCCTTCTGTGACTTTCTAACTTCCACTTACCAGTTAAATCATGAAATTTTTCATCCCAACCAAGACCACTTTTCTTACATTTATTACAGGTTTTATCACTCATATTCTTCTCTCTCTTCTACTGTTAGTTATGTCACCTATGTCAACCCCAACATATTTTACTTTACGTCTAGTGAAACCGTTTCTTATTTCAAATTGTTTTACTCTACCCTCAACAACTCTATCATGAACTTCACTACTAAAGAACTTTCTTTGAGTTCCCTTCTTACCATAGAAATCATCATATCTTTGTTCAACCAATTTGTTTGGATAATAAATCATTAAAATCATATGTGCTAATTCATGACATATAACATTCATATTTTGTAACATATTTAATGGGTTTTCTGAGTCAGTAACATAGCATATTATATCACCTTGACCTGTTACACCATGTGGAATACTATAATCTAAAGAATCTTGTTGTGTCGCACTATGATAAAATGAAACATCAAAATCTTTTACGTCCTGTATTTTTATTACCCACTTGTCTTGCTCCATATATCTTGTGTAATCTAAATGATGGTAGTGTGAATATATGTAATTTAATATCATTCTCTGATACAGTTTTTTATTAATATGTTTAGTTTTAAATTCTATATTCATAAGTAATTACCCACATGCCTACATTTAAGTGTTTTGAAAGATCTGTTTTTATAATTATGTCTCTTCCTAATTGATAACTTTCTTTTACAGCATTGACATATCATGTCAGAAGTTTCTAAAGAAATACAACACGTTCTACATTTTTTCCAACCGTCACCCAAGATATGATACCCTGTCGTGAAAGGTTTATTGTTAAGTCTCACACACATATTTTTACAAACATTCATTAATCAAAAACACTTCCTTTGGGATAACACTGTATTTCATATATGAGACTATTTAAAAATATATCACGTTGTTTTTTATGACGATTTATAAAGACATATCTATGCTTTGGAGTATATTTCTTGTAGAAAACATTATCAGCACCAAACACCTCACGTATTCTTTCTGCTGTTTTGTATTCTGCCCAAAGTGTTTTATTATGAATATTATTATTCTTTATTGCTATGACTCTTCCTTTTCTTTCAGATTTACCTAAGTATAAGAAACTACAAGCTTGATAAATTATACCTGTATGGTTTGCTTCAGGGTCAGCAAATGATACAACTATAGGTTTTTCTATATACTTCATTGCTCTCGATATAAAATATGATTCTGTGTTTTTTGGTGTATCATCTTTTATCCATAATCTAGTAAGCTCTATAACATTTTTCTTATTTTTCTCTCCACATATATATAATGTTGTAGGTGCAGTAGGGTTGCCAAATAATATGACACCTATAATTTCTTCGTTATCATATAATCCAAACGAGTGTGAACATGATGCTTTAGTATGTAGATAATGATTTTTTATCTGTATTTTATTGGCTAGTTTTCTATCAATTTTTTTAACAATATAATTTATCAATCAAAAACACCATCACTACAATCAACTACTGCTCCACAATTCTCACATATCTGATGGCATACTGTCATTTTTCTCATTTCATTATAACATTTATCACACTTCATTTTTGACCTCTCTTTTTTTTCTTTTTCTTTTTAACATCTCCAAACATTAAATGCATTTCAAAATCTCTAAGGGTTTCCATCTTTGTCATTATTTATCTCTCCCAAAACAATGTTTTATGAATTTTGCAGCACATCTGTTACAAGTTCTTTCACCATTATACATACAGGTGTCAGATACATCAAATGATTTCCAACATGTTTTACATTGTTCCATATTATATAATATGTGTTTGTATATATATGTGTTTCTAAAAAAAGAAAAAAGGTTAGTGGGTTTTTGGAGGAAACATTGATAGGCTTAACATGGTTCTTCCAGTTCCTTCTGCAGGTCTTTCAACAACCCAACAGTCAAGTCCATCACTTGCATCTTTCTTAACACACTTGTCTACCACATCATTCCAATACTCACTCTTGGCTTGACCAACAATAGCCTTACCAAAAGAATGTTTAGTACCATCAGTAGTTTTCATTTCAGCGACATCTGCCCCAGTTTGTTCAACGAACTTAACGTTGAATCCTTGGATGGTAATTTTATCTCCAGCCTTTAAAGCTGTTGAATTACCTTGGGACACTTCGATATCTAATACGTCACTCACTAGCATTACATAGTAATAGTTGAAACCTAATATAAACCTTACTTATTGTTTCTGAATATCAGTGCAATATAATAATTGATCAATTATTTTTGAACGTATTTGACCAAACACATGTGTGTTAACATCTAGTTCTGGATAGAGAGATTTTGTTAGATGATGTGCAACAACAATATATTGTTGAAGAACTTCAGCTACTTGTTTTGTAGAATCACCTACTTCTATATCAGGTATCTTTGTAATGATAACATCATTACCTCTCGCTGCTCCAGCTCCTCCAGAGTATGAACTTATAGTTCCACCTTGACCTTTGAAACATTCTTCAGCAGAACATATAGCTTTTGGAGTTTTTTGATAGCATATAGTATCACCTATAGCCCATGTTTCTCCACATAGTTTACATGAACCTTCAAACTTTGCTTTTATTTTCGTTCCCATTAAACTTATATACATAACGTTCAATATAAATCTTATGTATGGTTTTAAACTAAAGGTTCTAAGTATTCTTTTAGTTACTTTAGCAATAGGATTATCTGCTACAACGTTATTCACAAATGCATCTGCTCAATATCCAGATGATGGTTCTGATAGATATGAGTTACTCGGTATTAGACATGATGTTAGACCAGAGGTTTGTTTGTTTGAACCTAATCCAGAGACGGTTGATGCAGAGTATTGGAAAGATGTAGAAAAAAAATCGTGGAGAGCTGTACTTGATTGGCAAGTATCAATGACAGAATTTTTACCTGATGGTGATTGGACAATGAATATACATTCAACAGTTCCTTATGAAGAACATTGGAATAAATCCCCTGATGAATATAGACATTGTAATATATTTTTAACTTATGAAGCATTTAATGAAGAACCTGATAATAAAGCATTGGGTTTAACAGGTATTGATTTTTCTAACAGTTCTCATAAATTTACATTCATAGTTGTATATCTACACGCAGTAAAAAATACAAGTATAGTTTTGAACTTTGATGATGCAGAGAAAGACCCTGAAACAGGTTTAACTAAATTTAAAATAAATCTAGCTAGAGAACAACTACCATTACAAACTGTATATAATATAGTATTACATGAATTAGGTCATGGTTTAGGACTTGGACATTATGAAAGTAATGCACCAAAAGGACATGATCGTTCTACAATGACTCCAAGTTTAAAACCATTTAGTAATGAAGTTTTTGAGGTTAAAATAACCGATAAGTTTATGCTCGGTTATCTATATGGAATTGATGGTTTTCAAAAACCACAACCAATATGGATAGATGATTACTGTTTGTTTGATCATGGAATAAAAGTTCTAGGTTGTTATTAAAAATAAAAATAAGAAAGATTAAAGTCCTAAGACTTCAACCATAACTCTCATCTGCTCTAATGCCACACCATACCAATTCTCAGCAGTTTGTTTCCATTGATCTCTATCTTCTGTCAATGAATTAATTTGCTGTTCATATGGAGAAACATCTATTACTTGAGATTCTAGAACTGTTATCTCTGATTGCATAGAAGACACCATATCAAGTTGTTCCTCCAAAGCACTTTGTTTTTGTGCTAACTGGTTTTGCAAATTGGATATAGTCTCCAAAGCATTTGTGAGATTGTTAGTAATCTCTACCATATCAGAAGATAAATCCCCAGTGTATTCTGGTGCTGATGTTATCTCTTCAGTAACATATGTAGTTGTTGAAATACCTTCTCCAACACTCACTGTCACTGGTGTGAAAGATGAAAATCTATCATAGAAAACTTGGTTTTCTTGTATTAGATATGTCCATGATGATGTACTACCATCAATTATCCAACAACTTTCTTCTGTGTATGGCTGAGCATATGGGTCACTGATACAATGTGGTTCAATGTTTCCATTTGCTTTCACATGAGCATTTATGAATTTAACAGAGTCACCACTATTAACAGTTAACTCTGTGACACTGAATCCATTTTCAGTAACCTGAACTTCTACTGTGTCAGCATATGCGTTTGTAACTCCTAATGTTACTAGCATAACTAATGCTGCACAAAATATTAGTTGTGTTTTTACCATAGTTATTAATCATTGAAGAGTAATATAAATGTATACTATGAAACAAAAGACTTATATATTAATTTGTATTGAAGGTTGTATGGCAAAAAGAAAAATAGGCAACCCACACACAACAATATGTATAACTTGGAATGATAAAGATGAGTTACGAAAGTTTGCTAAACTAATAAAGAAAACAAAAAATGGTGATATGTATGAAAGTGATTCTGCAGTATTCCATAGAATGCTAGATGCATTTAAAAACAATAATGAATCAAGTGATGTAAGTCATAACACATACCCTAGGAGATCTACTTCTCAAGCACATGACCAGCAAGGTTAAACCTTCTTGATACCCATTTTATTTTTATATCATCAGTCATTTTCCTCATACATTTATCATATAATGGTCTCAAAGTCTCTGTTGTAACTCTCCATTTACCATTAATTTGATTCACGATTAATTTTGAATCAGAGTATATTGTTATAGGTTTACCTCTATATCTATTAGCAATATAATGTAAAGCAAACTCCAATGCAAGATATTCTAACTCATTATTTGTTGGTGTTTCACCAAGTCTTGTTTTTCTAACATGAATAATCTCTTCATCTTTATCAACAAGACAAATTCTTGAACCTCTAGTACCACCATCAATGTAGATGTTCACATTAAAACTATATCATTCACGCCTATAACTTTTTCTACATAAATCTGAACAGTAAATTTTCTGTCTTCCTTTATATCTAAATGGAAGAGTTGCACCACAGTTTATACATTTCTTAGGTTCTTCTCTTCTCATAATGTTATTTTATATACTTACTATATAAAGGTTGTGTCTAGCCTTGTGCGTGTGCTCTTTGTCTTTCTTTTTCTTCTCTAACTAATTTTGCTTCTTGAGGTGTTTGAATATTTATACCTGAACCTGAACTGGTTGTTCCTTTTGCTGGTGTGTCACCTGAAGGTATACCTGAGCCACTAATGAGTTTTCCATTCTTATCATATCTCATTTTATATTTTATTTGATAATTATCTAATAGTGTATTGAATGTTTCATTTAATACTGCTGATGCTTTTTTTGGTTTTGGTGTTTTTGTTGGATTTGGCTGTTCATCTGCTGCATTACCTACAGTGTTTATATATTTTGCATTCTTATCTGGTACTTCTACTGGGTTACTTCTTATACTACCTTCGTTTGGTTTTTGTGCAATTCTAGTATTGACATTGACACCAGTCATTCTTGCTTTATGTCCACCTGTTTTTCGTGCAATAATTAATCCTTTAACTAATCCTGTTAATTCATCGAGTGATTGTTTAACTGCTCTGTATGTACCTGTTTTTGTGTCTCCAACTAGTTTTGTTTTTGTTGGATTATTTTGAAGTTTTGCTTTAACTTGTTTTTTCTGTGATCTTGTGAATTTTTTATCTTCGCCTAGTTTTTTCTTGCCTGCTTGTGCTGTTGCAGCGTATGCTACTCGTGCCTTTCTACCTGATGGATCTGACAGTACTGCTCTGTTTGGATCTTTTCTACCTACTGCACCACTACCAATGAGTTTTCCAGTTTTAGGATCAAATCTTCCTTTTTTACCTGTTACTTTTTTAGCTGTAGTTTTCTTACCTGTTACTTTTTTACTTGTAGTTTTCTTATTACCTGTTGTAGTTGTACTAATTTTTCCACGTTTTGCTGCTCTTAATTTATTAGCACCTCTCTTACCTTTTTTAGAACCATCACTTAAAATTCTTCCACTTCTTAATCTTACTCCACCTTTATCTTGAGATAGATCTGTATTTGATGATTGTACTAATTTTCTTGCTGTTGCTGATAATTTATTTGCTTTGGAGTTAGCTTCTTTAATCTGTTCATCAGTCAATCCAGCTCCTGTATTAACTCTTCTTTTTCTTTTTGCTGCAGGCATACCTATTCTTGCTCCTCTTCCTTTATATGTTTTTCGGACTTATTTGCATATCTGATGCCCCAAGTATTTAAATTGTAATTTGGTACTCCTTTTTTAGTCTCATCATCATCAGTTTTAGGTGTTGTTGAGTCATGTTGGAATTGATTATCCACTTGAATATCATCATGTGAGTTACCTTCATATTCATCATCAGCATCAACATCTGTATTAGTTGAAACACCCATGTTTGGATTTCCACCAGCGTTACCGAAAGAACCCTGTTCTTGATCAGATTTTATAACTTTTCTTAATTCGTTTGGTAGATCTTCCCAAGTTTTTGTAAGGAATCTTGGTGATAATGCTTTAACTTTAATTAATTCTTGAGTTCTTTCCTCCATATTCATTTGATTCCAAGTCTTATCAATTAGTATATCTGCAACAAAGAATGTATCATTTATATGAACATCATGAAATGTTCCATCTTCTTTAAAAATTGTAATATAACTACTGGACATTTTGGCTATTATACCATTGTCGTTTACCCCATTATCAAAATAATTTATATGATCTCCTATCTTAGTGTTCTTTAACTTGTTTAAGTCAGTGCTGCTCATCCTATTATCTCTGTTGATTTCTTGTATATAAGGTTGACTATCACTCTCTTTTTCTTCATTGTTTTCTGCTGGTGCACCTACATATGTTTCTGAATCTTGATTAACCATATCAGGCATGACATTTGTTACTGATAAATCACCATAACCAGTACCATCTCTTTTAACTTCTTTCAATGCTTTCCATTCAATAGGCTTGTTTATTCGTGTTTGTCGATTATTTTCTGGTGAAGGACTTATTGGTATCTTTTTTCTCTTTGATTTCTCTAAATCATTTATAAGAGTTTTAAGTTTTTCAACTCTAGCATCTTCAATATCTGTTTCTTCCTCTATCTCCTCATCTGATATAGGTTCACTTTCAGTCTTGACCATATATATGTACCTCTTACATACTATTTATATTTAACCAAATAATGAATTTCTTAATGCTTTTCCAACATCCATTACATGCCATGTATCACCAGATGCAACTGCTTTACAAGCCAACACCAAACTATCTGGGTAATCATCATGTTCATCAGATTTAATTTTCATTACACCAGTCTCAGTATATTCTCTTCTTAGATATGATAACTGATATACTAGTTTATTAATCTGTTTTAATTTTATTTTATGGTTTTCAAATAACAATCTAAGGTTTTTATACATATTTGCTTTTTCTTGTAAGGAAAATATAACACCCCTTGCTGGTACATTTCGTTCTCTACAAAGATCAACTAGCCCACCACCAAGACCAGTCTCATCAATGAACACTGTTTCTATTCTATAATCTCTAACCATATCTGAAACCTTTCCAGCAACTTGAACAACATTAGATTGTGATTCTGCTTCAACTTCTTCAACAAAAACACAATCATCATCATCAACTTTTATAACTGTGAATACAGTTTCATCTCTACCTGTTCTTGCAACGTCCACACCCATATAATATCTAACACCTCCTCTTGGGTTACCATCTGTTATAGCTTCAGTGATTAAACTGTTTGGTATTAATGCATCACCTATATCTAAGAATTCTCCTTCAACTTCTTGAGTATATTCTTCTCTAGTAAGTCTTTTAATTTCTTCAATGAATGTTGGATCTTCTTGAATTAATGGGTTATCTGTTGACTTCACATGAAATTCTGTCCACATACCTTCAGGGTTTTTAGGTCTAGCGTTTTGACATGCTTCATAGAAATAACCATTCTTACTAAACGGAGTAGAAGTCAACCATACCTTTGCTTGTGTAGCCATACCTGATGGTAGAAAAGCCCTAAGTATATCTGTCTTAATGAAAGAACATTCGTCAGCTATAATTACATGAGGTGAATAACCTCGAAGTCCAGTACCTGTTTCTCCTGTCGCTCTGGTGATAATTTTACTTAATCCTTTATTGTCAAGAAAATTTAACCACAGCTCAGTTTGCGTATTCCTTACAACATACCCTCTAAGAAATTCATTCTTCATAACCAATGACCTAATTCTGTCAAACATGATACTAGCTTGATTCTGAGTAGGTGCTGCTATAACTATAATACATTCATGATCAACCGTCTTTGATAGTAATGGGGCAAAGAATGCAAAATGTACTGTTTTAACAGCAGTAGACATTGTTTTACCAACCTGTCTACCAGAACGATATACAATGAAACGATCTTCACAATCTACATATTGAACATTATAATCAAATAATTTATGACCTAAAAACATCTCACTAAACACACTTGGTTTATGAACACAATCCAAAATACTTTGCATGAAAACCTGCCTTTCTTCTACAATTTCTTTTTTTGGTTGAGGCATTATTTGTCTTCCACCCACACCCATTTACCTTTATTATTCATCTTAATTGGTCTATTAGGTTTTTTATTATTCAATATTTGATTCAAAACCATTAATTGGTTTGCCAACATATAGGTTAGTTTTGTTCTTTCTGAACCTTTGGCAGATTCTAACTTTTTCTCAATATCCTTAACTAATTTAACCTGATACTCTTCAGGGGGTAATATGAATTTCTCTCTTCTTAACCAACCAAACATTTAATCCACCGTCTTTTGGGCTTTTATCTGTCTAAATATAGACTCTATATCTCCCTGTTTGTTAAACTTCTGTTCCTCACTAACAACTATTTTACTAGATATTTCTCCTATAGTTGAGATGATTTTTAATAATGTGTTAACTTCAGATTTAGTATTTCTATCAGGTATATTACCATCAAATTTCGATTCAGTTAGTGCCATTAATACGTTTTCAAAACTTAGCTTAGCTAACATATCTAACATTGTTTTTACATGTTCTGGGTTTCGTGTGTCTAGTTCATTTATCAATGCAATAAAATCTTTTCTTATAGCACACATAGCACCTGCTTCATACTTAGGACACTTACCATTACCACCTGAATCTATAGAACGATATACACATTGATCACATAATGCTGGTATGTTTGCTGTCTTTAGATGTTTTGCAGAATTAAATGGTGAGACAGTTTTGTGACCGTCAACTACTACCTTTGCTGCATGTTTATCTAATGGTTTTATCTTAAATATGTCTCCATCCATATAAATCAATAAATAAAACAAATATTTAAAGATTAAAATTTTCTTTAAATATACCTAACTGTTTACACATTGGCATATATAATAATGCAAACGGTGCTTTTAATAAAGCATAGTATTCACTATTCAGTATATCTTCTTTTTTCACACCTATCATATCTAAATACTCTTTATGAATCTCACATGCGTGATTTAACATAGGTATCATTTGTTTACCTTTATCACCAAAGAACATAACATTGGTTGAGTGGTTATTCCAGATCTCACATTTCTTCGACATTGCTGCAGAAATCCATCCAGATGTATCTAATGATTCAAACTGTTTTGTTTGTGAAATATATCTTCCTTTGGCTAATCCATGATATTTTAGATTGGCAGGTAATTTTCTTACTTGGTCTTCTGTCTCTGCTCTACCTCTTACTTCCCCAAGACAAACATATGAGTTGGGTTCTGGACGTAATCTAGATATATGATTAAGGTAGTTTTCTTGTAAAACTGGTATTGTCCAATCTATACCCATCTCTCGTTCTTTTTCTAAATATTTGAATGTTGAATCCATATCATAAAACACATCAAATTGTGTAGCAAAATCATATGATTCTTTATGTTTTTTTAGTAATTCATAATACCTCTCTGGTTCAGTTTTTGTCCCTGCAACAACAAATATACTATCAAATTTATTTCTAAATTTTGTTATATTAGCGTATGAATATTTGAAAGAAAGCATCACATTTTTAACACCACATTGTTCAAGTGCTTCCATATGAGCCTTGTTGTTTCCATTAAAATATATCTTCAACTAACACACCTTTGTAGATGCTGTAGGTAATTGATTACATTCTCTGGAAAAAGGAGGGTTTGTGTTTGGTACATCAGGGTTATAAAATAATATGCCCACCAACATTGTTATGAAAAATATAAAGATAGGTATGATCCAAATCCATTTTGTGAAAATCATAGGATTTTCTTTCATCTATTCACCAACTAATTTATGGCAAAGACATTCACATCTTAAAGGTGAATCTTTCTGTTCTGTTCTGCAATCTGCATGGCTATGAGTTTTACATTGAGGTGAAATATGTCTTATGGTCATTTCACTTCTTCAGCCCAATTTGATCTGTTATCTTCAAAACAAAGAGAAGCATAAGGACACATACCATCACAAAGAAAACACTTGGTTCTTTCTGGCAAAGTACCATCACTCATAGACCCCTTAATTATTCTTGATTTATCAATCATATCTTTAAGAGTTTCCTCTATAGGTTTTAGTTTAAATGCATGTGGTATAGGAGCATCTCGTTTTTCCTTCTCAATTTTATTTGAGATATAAATGACACAACCAAACTCTGCATCAATATTATAACATTTTTTTAATAAAACTCTATAACGGTTTATTTGATCTACATGTGATTCACTTGGTTTTGAGTTATACCTACCAAAATAATCTATAGAACCTGTGGTTTTCTTATCACAAATAACCCATTTATCACCTATTTGTATCAAATCATCAATACTCCCATATATAATATCTAACTGTCTTGGGTCTTCTTCTGGAATCTCTAAAGCCTCTTCCCTTGTTAATGGTTCATCTCTAACATAATCATAAGCCAAGAATTTTTCATGGTGTTCTGGTTTTGCCATCATTGAATTAGAATGAACAACCTGTCCAAAATATAATGATTTCATATCCTCTGTTGAGGATCTCTGTTCTGGTAACACTTTTTTATAAATAACATTTCTCATACATGGTTTAATTATATCTGAAACATGTATAACACCTAATCTTTCAGTTCTCATAGCTTCCATCTGTGAACGTCTAAATTGAAAGTAAATTTCACTTTTTATATCATCAAGTTTTAACATAATTTATAATATATGTTCCCATATATATGTGTAACTAAATTAATAACTACCTATATTTGTGCAATCGCAACCTTCTACATCACAGATTGTATTACCCTCATGATCTTTTTGAGAATGACCACATTCTGCACATGTTCCACTTGCTACTATTTTTATGTCTGCCATTAGTAGCTCTCCTCAATGGTGAAATTAAAAGTTTGCGTTTGTTCTGATATTACATTTGATGAGTCCTTCAATTCAACTTCCCCTGACCATACACCTGCATTTGCTATAACAGTGTCAGAACTACCTAAAGCATATGTAACAACTCCATTAGACCTATCTGCAAATGTAATAGCACCGTCTATTATAAGAGTTCCATCTGGTTTCCAAACCTTCCATTTTCCTGACGAATATGTGACATTATTTGACAGATTTTTAGCAGTACCACCAGAATCTTTAATGGTGATTTGGAGTGTAGCTCTACTACCTGCTTTTACCACAAAGGATGTCCCTCTACCTGTCATATTCATACTCATTAGCCTTCACCTTTTATAGAGCCATCTCTCTTATAATGTTTACCGTCTTTGTCTTTATCTTCAACTTCAGTATCTCCAGATCTATGTATTCTAGTTGATTTTGATCTTTGAGGTGTTCTTGAACTTCTATTTCTTCTGTTGACTTTAAGTGTTCTAGTGATTCTAACTAATCCATCTTGTAACTTCTTGGCTATTGGTTCAGATATACTTACAGATTCAGTTATAACCCTAAGTACAGTTCTAATCTTCTCTCTGAATGTTTGAATGGATATTGATTCTATTATTACATATACCTTACCCATTGCTTCGAGGTCAGTACTAGATATACTGATTGATTCATTTATCTTTGGTATTATATGTTTAAAGTTCTTAACTAATTCAGATACAGATATTGTGTTATTTATTACTCTAAACAATCCTCTGAATCTTCCTATTGTTTCTGACACCTGTAATGTGTTATTTATTACTCTAAACAATCCTCTAACTGGTACTACTATATCAATAACACTAACTGATTCTGTTACTCGTCTTAGTATGTTTCTTATTCTTATTCTTGTTTCAGATATACTTATACTCTCATTCAATATTCTTGTTAATACTCTTAACTTCTCTCTAAATGTTTGTACTGATACAGATTCATTCACAATTCTACCCAATCCTCGTAACCTTATGATAGATTCAGTTAATGATATTGAGTTGTTAATTATTCTAAATATGCCTCTCAATTTAAT